TGACAAATTTCCACGACTTACCCGATAACACAGAAAAGCCTATTAAAACAATAGACGCTAAATTCTTTTTATTAGCAATGTTTATTATTCTTGTTTTGGCTTTTATTTGCTCACATTTTTTAGATTAGAATATGAATAACTACATTAAAGGCATAATATACGGAACTACTAAGTTTTGTTATTGGAGAAAAACAAATGTACCACATGGTAGTATTTTAACTGCATTATATTGGAATGTATTTGGTAATCATGGCGTGACTAAAAATAGAACTAAGCACGTTTTAAGATTGATAAAATGGAACTTGTCTAACCTTTGTAAAAATATACTACCATTTGAATTTATAATTATAAATCGTTCATCTGGTGAATTTGATAAATACAGACAATTACACAAATCTATAACATTCAGAAAGCAACTTTTATTAGACTTTATAAAACACGAAAAATCACTAAAATAAAATGGATATATCACAATACACCTACACAGAACTACTGCAATTAAAAAGAAAAATAGATGTCGAGCTTCTTTTTAGACGTGAAACGTCAATAGCAATGACTAAAGAAATGAACTTTATTTATGGCTCTGAATTAATTGACTACATCAATAAGTCGCAAAATATAGACATTACTAAAAGCAAACGCAAGCACGTATATACTTTTGCAAGGTTTACAGTAATGAACCATCTTTATAATAAGGGTATGCAATGGATGCGAATAGGAGAACTGTTTAAAAAAGACCATTCAACGGTAATATATGGAGTTAATCAATACAAGGCATTAACAGATGTAAATGATAATACATTTGTCGGAGTGCGAAACAAGATTGAAGACTTAATAATAAAATTCAACCATGACAAAACAAAGACAGAGCCTATTACAACAGACATTCAGGCTCAATGCGGTGAAGCTACACAATTCAACAGGCATTGAAATGCGAGAATGCATAAAACACATGGCTGGTGCTGATATTCACGAAGCGTCTGAAATGTCTTTTGATAGCGTATATGCAGAACTTGAAAATGTAATAAATGAAACATGCAATAAGTTAAATTTAAAGCATGGCAATCCATATAAATAACACTATTTAGACTCATTATAAATTACGCATTAAATAACATTTTTGATACACAGTAAGGAATTATTTTGTATCTTTGTTAAAAGAAAATCACTATGGAAATAATCACAATCAAAGAACTCGGTGAGCTTACACCGTCAAAGGCTAACATAGAAGTTGTTAGCAAACAATTAGCCGAAACCGTAAAAAATGGCAATGCAGACCCGATTGAATTTGCTATTAGATTAAAGTTTATTAAAGAGTGCTTAGATGCGTCTATGAATTTAATACAGGACGATTTAATAAAGGCAATCGGTAACGGCACAACTTTATATGGTGCAAAAGTAGAAGTGGCTGAAAGTGGCGTTAAATACGATTATGCAAGTAATGAACAATGGAAAGAATTAGAAAGCCAAATTAAACCATTAAAAGAAGCGCAAAAGGCAATAGAAGAACAAATCAAAATAGCTACTAAAGTAGGAAAGTCTTTTGTAGATGAAAGTACAGGTGAATTAATAAGTCCTGTAACCAAAACAAGCACTACAACACCTAAAATCACATTATCTAAATAAATAAAAACAAAATTATGGCAATTATCGCAACAAGCAACGGTGGCACATCGTATGAACCAATTCCTTCAGGTAGCTATCCTGCAAGATGTTACTCAATGATTCACTTAGGAACTATTGAAGAAAACATTTTAGGAACTGTAAAGAAACTAAACAAAGTACGCATTACATGGGAACTACCTACTGAATTGAAAGTATTCAAAGAAGAAAACGGTGAACAACCTCACGTTATCAGCAAAGAATTTACTTTGTCTTTGCATGAAAAAGCAACTTTAAGAAACTTCCTGAAAAATTGGAGAGGCAAAGACTTTACTGAAGACGAAGCAAAAGCGTTTGATATTGAAAAATTAGTAGGCGCACCATGTATGCTTAATATTACGCACAAAAAAAGCAAAGACGGTTCAAAGACTTATGCTGAAATTGGTAGCGTTTCAACACTACCTAAAGGCTTAACTTGTCCACCACAGATTAACGAGTCTTTTATTTGGACTTATGAAAACTTTGATGCTACTAAGTTCGCTCATTTTAATAAAAAATTTGTTTCGTGTTTCAATTTAAGTTTATCGTTTAATCAACCGTGCCAGCGTATAACACGGGTTTGGCAAAATGGCTGTTCAGTAATTCTATCAATCATTTGTTTTTAATTTTAAAGTTTAGTAATTCTATTTAAGTTCGGGTTCAGCCACTTCGCCAAGCCCGAAAACGTTATAGGCAATATAAAAAACTGCCTACCCACGCTTTTCGGATATGAATTTTAGCCAGTAGATAATCGCACCATCAAACTTTATTCGTGCTTCCATCGAATGTATTGGTAGGTTAATATCCATCTGCTTAAATATGCTCCACAGCGTATCCAAGCAGAGGTGGTGAATTATGACGGAACTCGAGACATTGATGGAGACATCGAACGCATCGTCAATCTCATCCGAGGAGTGGATAGCAGCCAGCCGTTGGAAGTGGAAGGTGGAACAAGCGAGAGCGGAACAGTTGCCACCCCAGGGGAATTGGAAGACTTGGCTTTACATGGCGGGGCGTGGAGCGGGCAAGACGAGGACAGCAGCGGAGTGGTTAGCGTGGGAAGCGATCAGCAAGCCGATGACACGGTGGGCGATAGTAGCCCCGACATTCGGTGACGCTAGAGATACCTGCGCAGAGGGCCAATCGGGAATTCTTGGTGTCTTGCGTAGATACCGAATGCTTAAAACTTGGAACCGCAACAACGGAGAAATAATCCTTAACAACGGTTCCCGAATAAAACTGTTTTCAGCCGATGAGCCTGAGCGCTTCCGTGGGCCACAATTTCATGGCGAATGGCTTGATGAGCTTGCAGCCTGGGACTACCTGCAGGAAGCCTGGGACCAGATCCAGTTCTCCGTCCGTCTGGGCAAGAGAACCCGCATCGTTGCCACCACTACCCCGCGGCCGAAGGATCTGATCGTGGAACTGGTAGGCCGGGAGGGTGACGATGTAGCCCTGACGACTGCCAGCACCTACGCCAATCTGGCGAACCTAGCCCCGTCATTCCAGAAGCAGATCCTGCAGTATGAGGGGACGAAGCTGGGCCGGCAGGAGATCCACGCTGAGATCATCGACCCTGAAGAGGGCGGCATTGTGCAGCGCAGCATGTTCAAGCTGTGGCCTGATGGCAAGCCGTTCCCGAAGTTCGAGTACATCGTCCAGTCTTACGACTGCGCCACCAGCGAGAAGACACAGAATGATCCCACTGCCAGTACGACCTGGGGAATCTTTAAGCCACTTGACGGGCCTATGTCTGCGATGCTTATTGATTGCTGGCAGGAGAGGATGCAGTATCCCGACTTGCGGCCGAAGGTCATCGACGAGTATGAGACGATCTTCGGGGAAGGCAAAGAGAAGAAGCGCGTGGATCTCATACTCATCGAGGACAAGTCCGCAGGCATTTCTCTGATCCAAGACCTGCAGCGTGCTCATCTCCCGGTGAGGGCGTATAACCCCGGCAAGGCAGACAAGCTGCAGCGCCTGAACATCGTCAGCAACATCATCAGCCGCGGCAGGGTGTGGATACCTGAGTCCTCTCAGAGGAAGGGATACGTCAGGGACTGGGCTGAAGGGTTCGTGTCCCAGATCTGTAGCTTTCCTGAGACAACGCACGATGACTTCGTTGACTCTGCCACGCAGGCCCTGCGGTTCTTGCGGGATGCTGGCTGGCTTGAGGTTGATCCGCCACCGAGAGATGACTGGGATGAAGATGACTATGCAGACACAGGCAGACAACGAAGAGTCAACCCCTACGCCGTCTGAGCCTGTTGTCAGGACGCACTACCTGGGCGAAGGGCATGTGATGTCCCCTTTGTGTTGGTGCTTCCCTAGGTTAGACTTTAAGTGCCCAGAAACTGGCAACGAAGTATGGGTACATCACCAACCGTGTTAAGGAGAATGAGATGAAGAAGTTCTATGTGCCTGTGATCCTGGCGGCGCTGTTGGCGTCTGGCCCTGCGTTTGCGTTCATGTCGCTGAAGTCCTGCAACATGGTCAACACCCTGAACGGGGTGCGTTGGCTGGGGACGT